TGCGAGATCCTGGGGCGACAGCTTGTCTCGCGACTCGCCGACGATCAGCTTGGCGATCCGCGGCGTGAGCCGGTCCTCCGCCATGCTGAAATAGAGCGTCTGGCCGCTCACAGCGAGGGCATCGGCGAGGCTGGCGACGTCCAGACGACCGCTGGCGTTGACATGGTGAGGAAGGCGGTCGGCGAGCAGGGGATACAGCTTACCCTCGTAGTATTTGCGGCCGTCCTTCGCAGGGCGGCCTGCCGTGGAGTGCTGTGTTTCCGAGGGTCGACCGGCTGCGGCGTTCGTCATGGAGCGGTCCTTGGGAGGGGTGTTGTTGAGTCACCGTAACCTGATGCCCGGACTAAAATCAAGGGAACCGTGATTATTTTCCCGGACCCCTTGAAAGTTTCCGGCGTTGGTGGTTCTCTGCGGCTCACCACCCCACCACCCACCGGAGAATCCCATGGAAGCCGCCGTCGCCCAGTCCCTGATCGCTGCCCTCGCCGCGAACACCGCCGCCGTCACCGAAAACAGCCGCCTGCTGGTCGAGGCCGCCGGCGGCCGCGAACGCGTGCTGGCCGCCGCCGCTGCCGCCTCGGCGCCGAAGCCCTCGACCCGCACGAAGAAGGCCGACGAGGCCCCGGCCGCCGAAGCCGCCGCCGAAGCTGAGACCCCCGCCGCCGAAACCACCGCGCCGGCCGCCGCCGCGAAGCCGCAGCCGGACCTGAACGACCCGCTGAACAAGGCCATCGCCGAGTTCGTCGGCGGCACCGACCGGGCTGAAGAGCGCGCCGCCCGCGTGGCTCGCGTGCAGGACCTGTTCGGCAGGGTCGGCGCCACCGGCGGCGCGGCCACCGTGCCGGACGACAAGCGTCAGGCGTTCATCAACACGCTGAAGAAGGACCTGGAGAACGGCGACCTCTGCCCCGCCGAGCCGGTCGAAGAAACGCTCTGATCTGACACGGACCCTCGGCCCCGCAAGGGGTCGGGGCGCTCCGTTGGACCGGCGGATAAGCGGGTGTGCGCCCCGAAATCTGCTCCGCACAGGGCTCCCATAGCTGCCTGAAGAGGGTGGCGACGGGCCGCCGGTCCTACCGAACGCCTCATGGAACCTGATGTCCTCAACCCACGCCCGCCTCAGCCCGTCAGCGTCCCCTCGGTGGCTCTACTGCCACGCGTCGGTGCGTCTGATTGAGCGCCTGATCGCCGAAGGGCGCATCGACCCGCGCTCGTCTTCGATCCCGGCGGATGAGGGCACGGCGGCGCACCAGGTCCGCGGCGACGCGCTGACGCTCGGGGTCGACGCATACGACTTCATCGGCAGCGTCCTGACGATCAACGGCGCCGATTACACCTGCACCGAGGAGACCGCGGAGTTCCTGCAGCTCGGCATCGACTGGCTCCGGGAACAGCCCGGCGACATGATCGTCGAGCATCGCGTCAACCTCGACCGCTGGATGCCCGGCAACTACGGGACGCTGGACACCGCGATCATTCAGCGCGCCCTCCGTCGCGCGATCATCGACGACCTGAAGTTCGGCTTCGAGTGGGTCGAACCGTGGTCCCCGCAGCTCAAGATTTACGCGCTCGGCGTGATCGACAACTTCGACCTCGAGGGTGCTGTCGATGAGGTGACCCTGGTCATCGACCAGCCGCGCGCCGGCGGCCTGAAACCATGGTCATGCAGCGTCGATGAACTGCTGCAGTGGGGTCAGGATGTCCTGAAGCCGGCCGTGGCCGCGATCGACGGGCCCGACCCACAGTTCCAGGTGACCAAGGGCGGCTGCAAATACTGCCCCGTCAAGGATCTGCCCGAGGGCTGTGCCGCCTACAACCAGTTCTACGACGAGCTGTTCGAGGGTGAAATCCTCGCCCTGGACGACCTCGACGACGAGCCGGCGTTCCCCGACCCCGCGCTGATCGATCCGACCCGCCGATATTTCATCGCCCGCCACGCGCCGCAGGCAAAAGAATGGCTCGACAGGATCGTTTCCCACTCCATCGAGGCCGGCATCGCTGGAAACCCCGACCCGGGCTCGAAAGTGGTCGACGGCAAGCTCGGCGACCGATTCTACACCGACGAAAAGGCCGCGGCCGCGCTGCTCGAGGAAGCCCTCGGAGCGAAGGGCCTCAAGAGCGGCCCCATCGGCATCCCCGACGCCCAAAAACTGCTCGCACCGACCAAGCGGAAGCCGGGAAATCCGGCCGCCTGGGAGGCGTTGCAGCATCTGATCGACCGCAAGCCCGGCAAGCCCACGCTGGTTTCGGTCCACGACCCGCGGCCGGCCATCACGGACGTCCACGAAGAGATCGCCCTCCTCGACGATCTGCTCTGAAGCCCTGAAACCTGAAACTGCGAGACTGATATGACCGAGAAGCCCAAAGATGCCCGGACCGTGACGCTGAAACGCGTCCGGTTGTCGTTTACCGATGCACTGGTGGAAGCCCGCGCCAAGTCGGAGGACAATCCCGACAAGAAAACCCACCACCTGAACATCATCAATGAGGCCTCGTCTCCGACGTTCGCCGAGAACAACGCGAAGATCATGGCCGCGATCAGGGCGGCCTGCGACAAGCAGTGGAAGGACCCTGAACGGTTCAAGCAGATCGCCGAGGACGCGCCGAAGCGGATCTGCTTCCGCGACGGGTCCAAGTGGAAGAACAAGGAAGGCAAGGTTTACGCCGGCTATGAGGGCAACAAGGGTCTCAGCACCTCCGGACCCGACGGCGGAAAGAAGCGTCCGAAACTCCTCGATCGCCTGAAGCATCTTTGCGTCCTGGCGGGGCAAGTCGTCCCTGCCAACTGGAAGGGGCAGGTGCGTCACATCACCCTGGGCGACATCGGCGAAGTGTTCTACGGCGGCAGCTACGCCGACGTGATCGTGTCGTTCTACGGCACGGAAAAGGGCTCGCCTGGCGTTTTCTCGACCTGCGAACTCATCCGGTCCTACCAGGAAGGCGAGGCAATGGCCGGTGGCTATCACCTGGATGAGTCGGACGTCGATGACCTGGACGATTTCGATGACGACGGCATGGACGGCCCCGGCGCGGCCGGCGGCGGCGACCTGACCGACCTGCTCTGACGCCCACGCGCTCGGCTGCTTCGGCGGCCGGGCGTTCCGGCGGACTGCCGCGCACCCTGGTCGGGCGAACTCGGTCGGGTGGCGCCAACGCGGACTGAGTCTGCGGCGCGGCAGTCCACCCGAACGCCCGGAGTGGACACCCATGAAATCAATAACTATCTGGCTCCGAAGCCTGTTCAAGCGGCCCGATGACCTCGATGGCACGGAGGCCATGCGGCAGTTTTTTGCCGAGCCCGTGCTCGAACCCGAGACCGAACCCTACGTCCCGATGACGGAGGCCGAGCGCATCGCTGCCGGCGACATCGCCCGCGCTGAACGCGCCGCCATGATCGCGCAGCAGGCGCGTGTCAATCCGTTCCAGGACCCACCCGAAGTCTGCGCCGCCCGCGCGGCAGATCCCGCGTGGCAGGAGGAGCAGCGCCTGAAGCGCGAGGCGTCGTCGGACGCCTTCGTCGCCTATCGCCGCGACAAGTCGGGGCTGCCGCTGCTGGTCAAGGGGCGGTACTGATCCAGTGACAGGTAGCCTGCTTATTGGCGACTGCCGGGAATCCCTGCGCTCGCTGCCCGATCAGAGCGTCGACTGCGTCGTGACCTCGCCGCCGTACTTCGGGCTGCGCGATTACGGGCACGAGGGACAGATTGGCCTTGAGCCGACGCCTGCCGAGTTCGTCGCCGCAATGGTTGAGGTCTTCGACGAGGTCTGGCGTGTGCTTCGGGACGACGGGACGCTGTGGTTGAACCTTGGGGATTCGTATGCTGCGAATCGGACCTATCAGGTCGAGCAGACCAAGGGTGGTCCGAAACACGGTGCGGCGCAGGCGGTCAGCGGACGAGGACAGCGCGCATCAGATTACGGCCTGAAGCCCAAAGACCTGATCGGTATTCCGTGGCGAGTAGCCTTCGCGCTTCAGGAGGCGGGCTGGTATCTGCGGCAGGACATCATCTGGCACAAGCCAAACCCGATGCCGGAGTCCGTGCGCGATCGCTGCACGAAGGCTCACGAATACATCTTCATGCTGACCAAAACGCCGCGCTACTTCTACGATTCGGAGGCTGTGAAGGAAGACGCTGTCTCCCGAAAAGCGCAGTGGACCGACAATCCTGCAAACGACAAGCAACGCGGGCATAGCCGCCGCCACGCCGGTTTCAATGGTCGATATGCCGAGACGATTCGGAGGGACGGAGCGCCAGAAACCCGCAACCGACGCTCCGTTTGGTCTGTGGCGACTAAGCCCTTCAAGGAAGCCCACTTCGCCACCTATCCGCCCGGCCTGATTGAGCCCTGCATTCTCGCCGGTTGCCCCGTCGGCGGCACCGTCCTCGACCCCTTCTTCGGCGCGGGGACAACCGGCCTCGTCGCCGAGCAGCACGGTCGCAACTGGATTGGTTGCGAACTCAATGAGGACTACGCGGCGATCGCTGAGGCACGCATTGTCGCCGCGCGGCCGCGGACGGTCATGGCTGCTGTAGACCTCTGGGCCCTCGTCGCATGAGCGTCGTCTTCGCGGACATCGAGGTCGCGCACGAGTTCTTCTATGTCGGCTTCAAGCGGCAGACGGACGGCCTGCGGATCGGTTTCGAGCTCTCCCGTCGCACCGACGGGTGGGACCACGAGCGCGTGCGTCGCATCCTGCTGGCCAACACCATCGTCGGCTACAACAGCGACGGCTACGACATTCCGTTGATCTGGTACGCCATCGACCTGTCACGCCAAAAAGTGCCGCAAGCAACCATTCTTCGCAATATCAAGTCGAAGTCGGACGCCATCATAACCAGCAAAATGCCGCACTGGGAGGTCGCTAGGTTCCTCGACGTGGTGATCCCCCGACGGTGCGACACGATCGACCTCAAGGAGCCGCAGCCAAACGGTCAGCAGACGAAGCCCGGCGAGTCCGGCGGCGCGGTCTTCACCAGCCTGAAGACACTGAACGGCCGCCTGCACGGGAAAAGAATGCAGGATCTGCCGTTCGACCCCGAAGCTCGTCTGACTGATGAGCAGATGGACGCGACCATCGACTATTGCCTGACCTCGGACCTCGATGCGACCGAGAACCTGTTCGTGGCGCTCAAGGAGCCGCTCGAACTGCGCGTCGCGCTCGGCAAGGAATACGACGAGGACTTCCGCTCGAAGTCTGACAGCCAAATCGGCGAAACGATCGTCCGGAAGCGCGTCGAGCAGATTACAAAAACCAAACTGAAGAAGGTCGAAACGCCGCCCGGCACGACGTTTCACTATCCAGTGCCGGCCTTTATGAAGTTCGACACGCCCGCACTGCAGGAGATCTTAGAGCGTATTCGCGGTGTCGAGTTTGTAGTGGGCGCTGACGGCAAGACAGTGACTCCGACCTGGCTCAAGGAAATCGAAGTCACCATCGGCAGCACCGTATATTCGATGGGGACGGGCGGACTACATTCGACGGAGAAAAGCCGCGTGGCTCGCAGCGATGAGGACTATGTCCTTGTTGATGCCGACGTGACGAGCCAGTACCCGAGCATAATCATGGCGCTCGGCCTGTTTCCGAAGTCCATCGGTCACCATTTTCTGCCGATTTATCAGAAAATCAAGGACGAGCGCGTCCTCGCGAAGAAAAACAAGGACAAGGTCAAAGATAAGGGCATGAAGATTGCCCTAAACGGTGTCTACGGCAAACTCGGATCGCGCTACAGCATCTTGTACGCTCCGCATTTGCTTATTTCGGTGACGCTCACAGGTCAACTAACGCTGTTGATGCTGATCGAGAAGGCCGAAGCTGCCGGGGTCCAGGTCATAAGCGGCAATACAGACGGCGTGCTTTTCCGCTGTCCTCGCGAGATGTTTGAAGGAGTCGGCAAGGAAGGTGAGTTCAAAGACCGGCTGCTGCCGTCTGCCCTTGCCGATATTACAAACGACTGGGAAGCCGTAACGGGTTTCGGTTTGGAGTTCGCCGAATATTCCGCGATCTACAACGCTAACGTCAACAACTACATGGCTGTGAAAGCCGACGGCGGACATAAGCGCATCGGATGGTACGCGAATCCTTGGGCGAAAAACCCGAGCGACCGGGATGAGCGCAAGATGCTTATGAAGAACCCGACCTCCACGATCTGCTCCGACGCCGCGCTGGCTCTGATTAAGGACGGCACGCCGATCGAGGAGACGATTTACGGCTGCACCGACATCAAGCAGTTCGTGCGAGTGGTGAAGGTCGACGGCGGCGGAACCTGGCGGGGGAAGTACCTCGGTAAGACGGTCCGATATTACTGGGCGACCGACGGCGATGAAATCCTGAAGGCCAAGCCGAACGGAAAGGGGACCTACGCGAAGGTCGGCACGACAGATGGCGCCGCCCCCTGCATGACGCTGCCGGACGAACTGCCCGACGACATCGACTACGATCGCTACATCGCCGAGACCCGCGACATCCTGATGGCGCTCGGCTTCACCGAGCGGCCTCCCGAGCCGATGAAGGTGCGGCTGACGAAGGCGAACACCATGCCGGCGCTGCTGCTGTGGGGACTGGCGGCGTGACCCTGACGCACCGCCAGGGCCTCCTCTACGCTCTGGCCACCGAGATCCCCGAATATCTGCACCTGCCGGTCCCCATCCGTGACGCGCTGCTGTCCGAAGTGGTCCTGCGGGACTATCAGCTCGATCTGCTGCAGCGCGCCGCCGCCCTGATGCGTCAGGGCTATCGGCGGGTGCTGATCGTCCTGCCGACCGGCGGCGGGAAGACCCTCACCGCCGGTCAGGCGCTGTTGTCGGCCGTCGGCAGTGGGTTCACCGGTCAGTTCGTCGTTCATCGCAAGGAACTGCTCGACCAGACCAGCGACTCCTTCAACGCCATGGGCCTCACACACGGTTTCATCGCCGCCGGTCGACCCCTCGACCTCACCGCCGACATGATCCTCGCTGGCGTGCAGACGCTCGCGAACCGTCTGCACCTGGTACTGCCGCCGGACCTCGGCATCGTGGACGAAGCGCAGCACGCAACGGCCGCCACATGGGCCCGCGTCATGGAGGCTTATCCGGACGCGTACATCCTCGGCCTCACGGCCGCACCCGAGCGACTGGATGGCCGCGGCTTGGGCGATCACTTCGACGCCATGGTGATCGGCCCTTCGGTCGCGGAGCTGATCGAGCGAGGCTTCCTGAGTCCCTACGACTATTTCGCCCCGTCGAGGCCGGACCTGAGCGGCGTCCACACCGTGGCCGGAGACTTCAACAAGGCGGAGGTCGAGGCCGTGATGGACCGGCCGGAATTGGTCGGCGACATCGTGCAACACTACCTGCGTCTCGCCGCCGGGCAGCGCGGCATCGTGTTTGCCGCATCGCGCGAGCACAGCCGAAACATCGCCGAGGCGTTCCGCGCGGCCGGCATTCGGGCCGAGCACGTCGATGGGTCCACGCCTGACCGGGAGCGCGCCAGGATTGACGCAGACTTCCGGTCAGGCGCGATCGACATCATGACCAACGTCGACCTGTTCGGCGAAGGTTACGATGTCCCGGGCATCGTCTACTGCGGCCTCGCGCGCCCCACGAAGTCCCTGAGCCTGTTCATGCAGCAGTGTGGCCGCGCGCTCCGGACGGCACCCGGCAAGAAGCGGGCGATTATCTGCGACCATGCCGGCAACGCTTTCACCCATGGCCTGCCGGACGATCCTCGCGAATGGACGCTCGAGGGCCGGGCACCGCGCGTCCGCGTCGCCCTGGACGACGCCGAGCCGATCCACCAATGCCCGGAGTGCTTCCGCGCGTATCCCTCAGTCCTGCCGGCCTGCCCCGGCTGCGGCGTCGAGAAGCCGGCGACGTCACGAGAGATCAAGCAGCGCGAGGGAGAACTCGAAAAGCTGGAACGCGAGGCTATGAAACGCCGACAGGCCGAAGAGCGCGCCGCGGAGAAGGAGCGCCTCGCCCTGGAGAAAGCGGCGGCTACCCGCGCCCGGAAGGTCGCCCGGAAGGCAGAAGAGGACGCCTGCACCAGTTGCGAGGACTTCGAGAACCTCGCCCGGGCGCGCGGCTACGATAAACCGGTCCGCTGGTCACAGATGAAGATGGCGATGCGGACCTCCTACAGCAGGTTCCGCCGATGAGTGCGCGCAACGTCCGGTCTGAGAAGGCCATTATGAACGCGACACTGGTCGCGGTCTCATCGCTCCCGGACGCCCTGGTCTGGCGAAATAACACGGGACAGGCATGGCAGGGCGGGCGCGTCCAGGCGCGCGTCGGCGGCACGGTGACCGTTCAGCCCGGAATGGTGATCCTGGCGAACGCCCGGCCGGTCAGCTTCGGCCTGGTCGGGTCGGCCGACATCATCGGCGCCATTCAGGGTCGCCCGGTCGCGGTGGAATCCAAGGCTCGGAGCGGCCGGCAAGAGCCCGAACAGATCGCTTTCGAGCGGCAATGGGTCAAGTCCGGAGGCCTGTATGTGCTCGCAGGTTCAGAAAACGAGGCGATTGAGGGCCTACTGGCCGGCCTATGAAACGATTTTGTTTCATTAGAAATCAAACAGTTGTCAGATTCCACTCGCCTGCGGGGCGAATCACCCTTTCCGACCGGGTCAAGTTTCCCTAGATTTTCAAGGAAGACATGAAACTGCGGGAGTGTTTCCCGCGTTGTGCCTTGCATAGAGAGAAGGAGCCAAATCGTGTTTCAACTTGCCGACGACCGTGAATCCTTCGATGGTGCGGGGTGCGAGGGCGGGTTCCAGTCTGCCCCGCCAGAAGGGCGATCTTTCATGCCGACCATTAGCGAGTCTCCGAGGAGCGCCGGCACGCAAATCCTCCATCCGGAGTTTGCGGCCAGGTTGAATGCCGTGGCCAACACCAACGCGACCGTCCCGCCGTCCAACTACGGGCGACTTGGCTGGTTCGCTGAGGAGTTCGCCAAGCGCAACATGGTCGTCAGCAAGGAGATGGTGCGAAAGTATTTCGCCGGCGAGAACAAGCCTCGGGCGGAGCGCATGGACACCCTCGCCGAGATCCTTCAGGTCGACGTGGCCTGGCTTTCGCTGGGCAAGTCAGCCGTGGCTGAAACCAGCCGAAACGCAATCCGCAACGGTCGGGCCAGCGGTGCTGTGAACGTCGTTGCTGGCCTCATCCAACTGCACGGCGGGAGCCCTGCGTTCCCGGAAGATGGAGACGTGAAGGCTGAGAGCGAACACGTCGATCTGTTCGCCATCATCCGCGGCGCTCAGTACGCGATCCACGTCGCGCTCGGGGAACAAACTGACCAAGGGACCCGGTTCTCGCTGCCGGTTTCCATGGGCGGCAACACGATCGTCCTGGGCGTGATTCAGACCTCGCCCCTCTGCTTCGACATCGTCGAGCTGGATAGCGAGGGCCTCGCCGAGCACGGGAAGCCCGGAAAGTCGGCGATCAGCGTGACAATCGACGCAGATTATCGCACCGAGAGTCACGCTTGGCGCCGGGTGGAGACGTTCGCCAAACGACTCTGATCGTCACGTTTCCCTTGAAATGCTCGGAAACCGTGATAGGGTGAGGCTCCGCTGGAGTCCCACCGTTGTTCCACGCCATTCAGTTTCCCGAAGGCTTCACCTTTGGGTCGATCTGCAGCGGCATTGAAGCCGCCTCGGTTGCTGCCGCGCCGCTTGGCGCGCACGCCGCCTGGCTCGCCGAAGTCGATGTCGCCGCGTCGCAGGTTCTGGCCTACCGTCTCGGCGCGACCGCCCCGCTCCACCCGCTGCCGGGCAGCGAGAAGGCGATCTCTCGCCTGTCGTGGGGCAACAAGGTCGCCAACTACGGCGACATGACCGTGCTGCCGGCGCTCGTGCGCGCGGGACAGGTTCCGGCTCCACCCATGCTCTGCGGCGGAACCCCCTGCCAGGCGTTCTCCGTCGCCGGTCGCCGAGAAGGTTTGAACGACGCTCGCGGCCAACTCACCCTTTCATTCGTGGATCTCGCTGACGCGATCGACGAGGTTCGTGCTGCCCGCGGCGAGGACCCGACAATCGTTGTCTGGGAGAACGTCCCGGGAGTCCTCAGTGACAAATCCAATGCCTTCGGTTGCTTCCTTGCTGCGCTCGCCGGCGAAGATGTGCCGCTTGAGCCATCAGGGCCTCGGTGGACGGACTCTGGTGTTGTGCTTGGACCCCAAAGAGCAGTCGCGTGGCGGATCGGAAACGCCGAATATTTCGGCCTGGCCCAACGACGCCGTCGTGTGTTCGTTGTCGCAAGTGCTCGAGAGGGGTTCGATCCCGCCGCAATACTTCTTGAGTTCGACGGCGTGCGAAGGGATTCTCCGCCGAGCCGAGAAGCGGGGGAAGCGGTTGCCGGAACCCTTGATGCTCGCCCTACAGGCAGCGGTTTCCCAGGCACCGACGGCGCCATCGGCGGACACGTTGTCCCATCCAACCGACCCCGACCTGATGGCACTCCTGGGCTAGACCCGACATGGTGGGACGGGTCGCCCGTCAGCCAGACGCTCGACGCGGTGCTCCACAAAGGGCAGACTATGCCCGAGAAGAACCGGTTCCCGGCCGTGCTGCAGCCGGTCGAGGCCGAGCTCTACTCGATCATGCCGATGAATAGCGGCAAGGACTACAAGGCGAGGAAAGTCGAAGTCACTCAGCCGCTGATGGGCGCAGGCCCAGTGGGCGGAAATCAGGGCGGCGACTTCATTGTTCAGGTCGTCTCTGTCGCCCTCCGCGGGCGCGAGGGTGGCGCGACTGCCGAACTCGGTGACGATACAGCCTACGCCCTGCGCGCGGCGGCCGGCGGCGGGAGCGACCCGTATGTGCTGGCTCCGATTCCTCTGAATCCAAATGTGCTGCGGAGCGGGGAAGCAGTGACGCCGTCGCCCGACGCCGAGGGGCGTGTCCGTCTGCGAAACCCGTCGTTCGGCGTCGGGCAGCCGGGTGATCCTGCCGACACGTTACAGGCAGCAGGTCCGGGGATGGTGGCCTACGCAGAGCCCATCCCCTTCGACACGACCCAACTCACAAGCCCGGGGAACTACAGCAGCCCGAAAGCGGGTGACACGGGTCACCCGCTCGCTGCTGGGGCGCACGTTCCGGCCATCGCCTTCTCCTGCAAGGACTACGGCGGCGACGCGACCGAGGACGTCAGCCCCACCATGCGGGCAATGGGTCACTCCGGGTCTCACGCGAACGCGGGCGGCCAGATCGCCGTGTGCGTCACCGAGCCGGTGACGCACACCCTCAAGGCCGAGGGCTTCGACGCCAGTGAAGACGGAACCGGTCGCGGTCAACCGATCACCCTGGCGCTCAACACCCGCCAAGACCCCATCACCTCGTCTTCCTCCCTACCGCTCGGCGCGAAGGACAACGGGCACGGTGTTCTTGCCACCGGCACCATGGCAGTTCGCCGCCTGATGCCGACGGAATGCCATCGCCTCCAAGGCTTCCCTGACGACTGGTGCGCCGTTCCCGTAGGCCCGAAGGGCAAGATCGCCGCCGACGGGCCGCAGTACAAGCAGCTCGGCAACTCTTGGGCCGTGAATCACGCCCGATGGGTGATGGTGCGTATCGCGACCTGGTTGGCCGCACAGGAGTTGCTGGTGACCGAGGATCTCTCGCCCGCCAACGACAATCTAGCCGCGGCGATGCTGTTCGCCCTGGCCGCATGACCGTCATCGCCGCCACCGGACACCGCCCTGACAAACTCGGCGGCCACACCAATATGGCTCGCCTGGCGCTCGGCGGCCTCGCAACCGAGTATCTGAACCGAGTCCGGCCCTCCCGCATGATCGTCGGCATGGCGCTAGGCTGGGACCAGGCAGTCGCCGGGGCCTGCGTCGCGCTCGACATTCCCTTCGTCGCCGCGGTCCCATTCGAGGGTCAGGAAAGCCGGTGGCCGCCCGAGGCCCAGAAACTGTACCGGTGGCTGCTGACCATGGCTGAAGACGTCGAGGTCGTCAGCGCGTTTCCCGGTGCCCGCGCGATGCAGTTCCGGAACGAATGGATGGTCGATCAAGCGGAAGCGGTCGTGGCCTTGCATGACGGTTCATGGGGCGGCACGTTCAACTGCGTCGAATACGCCCGGAAGCGGGGCGTCCCGGTGGAAAATCTATGGGCCCGCTGGTCGCTGCCGGATGACGTCCGCGCCCTGCTAGGGGCAGGCTGACCGCACCGCCGCGGCGACTTCGCCCCCGCCGGCCACGCTGAAGGTGGCCTCCTGCTGGCCGCTGTAGCCGGTCACCTCGACCACCAGGGTCTGCGCGCCCGCGACCTGGTCGAGGAACCGCTCGGCATCCCGGCCGCCGAAGACCACCGATTTTCCGCCGCGGAGGACCCCGAGCGATCGCTGCTGGATCTCTCCGCCGTCGAACTTCCACCGCACGCGGGCATCATCCGTGCCGAGGTATGCCGGCCAGATGATGCCGACGGTCCGGCGACCGTTCACGCAGTTCAGCGACAGCAGCGCAGTCTCAGGCAAGCCCGCCGTGTTTCGCAGCGGTTCGCTCGACTCGACGCCGGCCATGTAGGAGCGGACGCCGTCGAGTGCGGAGCGTTCGTCGGTGATGAGCCATGACCCGGGGCCAATGAGAAGGGCGGCAAACGCAGTGACGAGCATCAGGGGACCTCCAAAACGTAGGGTCGCATCGTACCCTATTGTTCCCCAAAAAGCCCGCTACTTCCTGTTCAATGTTGGTATCCATCGTGGTATCGTTGGAATAAAACTCAACGATTTCAAAGGTCACAAGGAGCCTCCGCGCCTACTCCGGTTCTTCTCCGATATGCCCATGATGTCCCGCAAAGGCCGCGTTGGCGGGATTTGGTGCTCCCGGTTGTTCCCGGCAGTTCCCCTTGCTTCCTGTCTGACCATGGTATTATTCATGGTATCGAAATTTGGATACCATAGTCGATGCCTCTCAGTGACGCTGCCGTCCGAAATGCGAAGGCGAAGGCGAAACCCTACAAACTGGCCGACGGTGAGGGGCTTTATCTGCTCGTCAGCACGACTGGCTCGCGACTGTGGCGCATGAACTACGCGTTCGGCGGCAAGCAGAAGACCTTGGCGATCGGCCAGTTTCCCGCCGTCAAACTGGCGGAGGCACGCGATCACCGCGCCGAGGCAAAGCGCCACCTGGCCGCCGGCGTCGACCCGTCAGCAGCCAAGCGTCTCCACCTGGGGCCGGGCGACCCCGCGGACAGTTTCCGGGTCATCGCGAAGGAGTGGTTCGCCGTCTATGAGACCGGCATCGTCCCTGCCTATTCCGCCCGCGTCTGGTCCCGGCTCGAGGACGACGTGCTGCCGGAGATTGGCGGCCTGATGATTCGCCAGATCAAGCCGACCGAGATCCTGACAATGCTGCGGAAGGTCGAGGGCCGCGGCGCAATCGAGATGGCGAAGCGGATCAAGCAGTCTGTGAGCGCGGTCTTCAAATACGCCATCGCCACCGGCCGCGCCGAACATGACCCGACAGCCCATCTGGCCCCCGCGCTGAAGCCGTCGATCCGAAGCCGACACTTCACCAAGCTGCCGATCGCGGAGATGCCCGCGTTCCTCCTGCGCCTTGAGACATACGACGGCGAGGAGACGACCCGCCTCGCAATGGAACTGCTCCTGCGAACCTGGACGCGGACCAAGGAGATCCGCTTGGCCGAGAAGGCTGAGTTCGACGGCGACCTTTGGCGCATTCCTGCCGCCCGGATGAAGATGAGCCGGGACCACCTGATTCCCCTGTCGCCCCAGGCACAGGCCATCGTCACCCGGCTGTCGGAACTCTCCGGGCCTGGGCCCCTGCTCGCCCCGGGCCTGAACGGTCGTCCGATGTCAGAAAACACCCTGATCTATGCGATGTACCGGATGGGTTACCGATCACGCGCCACGGTCCACGGCCTGCGAGGCACCGCCTCGACCTACGCCAACGAGTCCGGCCTGTGGCATCAGGACTGGATTGAGCGCCAGCTCGCGCACGCGGACGACGACGAGGTCCGTTCCGCCTACAACGCCGCCGAATATCTGGAAGGCCGGCGGCGGATGCTGGACTGGTGGTCGAACTTCCTCGACGGGCAGTTGGAAATCGGGCGACTGTTGGGGTGAAGTTACCGAGTTTACCCTCCACCGAGCTAAACTCGGTAACTCTGCTGGCCTCATATTCCGGGTTGATTGTCACGGAAAACGGGTTTATCCGTTCAAGTCATTGTTCCCGGATGCTCCCCGTATGTCTCTCGCCCCCGACCTGGCAGAACTCCTCGGACTGCCGCCGCCGCCCGTGATCTGGCTGCGCCGACCCGCCGTTGAGCAGCGCACCGGCCTGTCGCGCAGCGAAATCTATCGGCGAATGTCGGACAACACCTTCCCCCGGCCACGCACGATCAGCGTCCGAAAGGTCGTCTGGAACCTGGCCGAAGTCGACGACTGGATGCGATCCATCGAGGCCGCTGCGTGACAGACCTGGATGATCTGCTGCTCGGACGACCTGAGTCGCGTGAAGTGGAACCATACGACGCCGACGTGCAAACCTTGCTCGACGGCGGAATGCCGGACGAGAGCGCATTCCTGCGGCCGGTCGGCGTGACCTTCCTCGGTACGGTCTTCGGCATCGAGCCCCGCCGGCTGCACAAGAAGCTGAAGAACTGCCCGGTCGTCGGCCGCGGAACGCACGGCCGCGGCAAGGGCGCCCCCCTCTACGACTTCAAGGAAGCGTGCGCCTACATCGTGGACCCGAAGATCGACCTCGAGACCTGGTTCTCGTCGCTGTCGACCACCACCATGCCGCCGATCATCATGAAGGCGTTCTGGGAGGCGATCCGCACCCGTAGCCGCGTCATGGAAGAGGCCGGCGACTACTGGCACACCGCCGACGTGCAGGCCATCTTCGGCCGCATCGTGATGCTCATCCGCGACTCGACCCTCCTGTGGATCGAGGATCTGCCGGACAAGGCGAACCTGAGCGATGAGAACTACGGAGCCCTGCGCCGGCAGGTGAACGAACTGCTGAACTCGATCCAGGGCCTCGTGGACGAAGCCCGGAAGCACCGCCGCTCCGCCAGCGTGGCCGAGGGCATCGACCGCGAGATCGCCGAGAACCCCAAACTCACCCGCCGCGGTGACGCGACGCCGGGGGACTGATGCCGTTCGAGTCCTTGGAGACAATGGCGGCGTCGGTGTTCGATGGCCTCCGACCGATCGACTACATGAGCGTCACCGAGGCGGCGCAGAAGTACGTCATCATCCGGCAGCCGGGCGCGCACATCGGCCCCTGGTCACCTGAGAAGACGCCCTACAACGTCGAGATTCAGGACACCTATACCAGCCTCGACTACACCGCCGTCATCGACGTCGGGCCGGCGCGGACGGGCAAAAGCCAGAAGTTCCTGAACTGGACCGCCCACACCGTGAAGGTCGACCCGACCGACATGATGCTCGTCCACATGGCGCAGCACACCGCGCGGGAATGGTCGAAGGACGACCTCGAGAAGTTCCACCGCAACAGCCCCGAAATCAGCGCGATGCTGCGCCCGGGCCGGCAAAACGACAACACTTTCGACAAGGAATACATCCACGGGATGCGGCTGGAAATCACCTGGCCGACCGTGAAAAACCTGTCCGGCAAGACGCGCCGCTTCGTCTGGCTGATGGACTACGACCGGATGCCGGACTCCATCGAAGGCGAAGGCAACGCGTTCGACCTGGGCCGGAAGCGGACGACGACGTTCAAGCGGTTCGGTATGACCGTGGCCGAGTCCTCGCCCGGCCGCGAGGTCGAGAACCCGAAGTGGATCGCCAAGACGCCCCACGAAGCCCCGCCGACGAAGGGTATCCTCGAACTCTACAACCGCGGCGACCGCCGACGCTGGTACTGGCAGTGCCCGCATTGCCACGAGGCGTTCGAGCCATCGTTCAAGCTGCTGCACTGGCCGAAGTGCGACGACCCCATGGAGGCCGCCGAGCAGGTCACGCTGGTCTGTCCGAACAACGGCTGCGTGTTGGAGCCCGGCCAGAAGGAGGAGATGAACCTGGGCGGCCGCTGGGTGAAGGACGGCATGATCTGGCTGCCCGAGCGCGGCGAGATCGTCGAGCGACCGGGCATGAAGGCCGCGCGGTCGGACATCGCGTCGTTCTGGCTCAAGGGACCGGCGGCCGGCTTCCAGACCTGGCAGAGCATCGTGCTGGAAAACCTGCGCGCCGTGGCCGCCTACGAGGCGACCGGCGACGAGGAGCCGCTGCGGAAGACCGTCAACACCGACCAGGGCGACCCCTACACCCCGAAGGCGCGCGTCTCTGAGCGCCTGCCCGAAGACCTCAAGGCCAAGGTCGAGGACTGGGGAGACGGTCGCGACGACGGACGGCCAGCCGAGCCGCTGGTCCCCGAGGGTGTCCGGTTCCTCGAGGCGGTGATCGACGTTCAGGCGCGAGCGTTCGTCGTGATGATCGTCGGCTTCGCCGAGGGCGGCGACATGGTGCGCGTCGATGGCTTCAAGATCCGGAAGTCCCGCCGACTGGACGGCGCCGATGATCCCCTCCCCCTCGACCCTGCCTCCTACGGCGAGGACTGGGATATGCTGGTCGAAGAGGTCATGCAGAAATCCTACCCGCTCGCCGACGGCAGCGGCCGGCGGATGTCGATCAAGGCCACCGGCTGCGACTCAGGCGGCCGCGAGGGCGTGACGCACCAGGCGTATGCGTTCTGGCGACGGCTGCGGGATGCCCGCGAGGGCGACGGCCTCCCGGTTGGACTGCATCGCAGGTTCCTGCTGCTGAAGGGCGACGGCTCGATGAACGCGCCGCGCGCCGTGGTGACCTGGCCGGACTCCAACCGGCGGGACAAGATGTCGACCGCCCGCGGCGACGTGCCTGTGGTCCGGCTGAACGTGAACCAGTTGAAGGACCAGGTGTCGAATATGCTCGGCCGGCGCGTGGCCGAAGCCGAGGAAGACGTGGGCGGCGGAATGATCCGCTACCCGGCGTGGACGCCGGACTTCTTCTTCACGCAGGTCACGACCGAGATCCGCACCGAGAAGGGCTGGGTGAACCCGTTCAACCGCCGAAACGAGGACTGGGACTTGCTCGTCTATGCGCTTGGGATGGCCCTGCGTCCGGACGACGTGTCGACTCGAGCACCGCTCGCGGTCATCCGCTATGACCGGATCGACTGGATGGGTGCCGGGTGTCCGGGATGGGCCGCGCCGTGGGAGAGGAATGACCTCGTCTTCGACCCGCGCGGAGCGGAGGGTCCCGTGAAGAAGGCCCCGGGGCTTTCGTTCGCGGCGCTTGGGGCGAAGTTGACCTGACAGTTTCAAGAACGTCTTGAAAAACAAGCGTTCCTTGACTATCATCACAGTTTCCGTGTATTTGTGAGCCTTCATTCCTCCCTTGGGGCGAAGGCTATTGGCGACTGCCGCCGAACGACTGGTCGAAGCCGAGGCCGCGCTGCATTCCCTGCAACTGGGGAAGGCGATTGTCCGTGTCCGCGACGCCAACGGCGATGAGGTCACCTACCGCTCGAACACGGTCAAGGATCTGCTCCGCTACATCAACGACCTGAAGGCAGAGATCGCCGGCACCAGCCGCGTCTCCAAGCCTCTGCGTCTGCTGTTCAACTTCTGATGACGGCCGTTCCCGCCGACATCGCCGCTCTGCTCGGTTCCGTAGCGCCCCCCTCTGTGGCGACGACCGATGCAGGGCTCCCCTCGGCCGTGTCGGCGGTCGCGGTCGGGGGGACGCCCGGTTACGCAATGACCGGCGGCGCGCACGAAGGCGCGAAGCGGTTCGACCAGCTCGCCCTGTGGCAGCCGCCGATGAACTCGGCCGATGGCGACATCCTGCCCGAGAAGGACATCCTCGACGCCCGCAGCCGCGACATTCTGCGGAACGACGCATACGTCGGCGGCGGCGCGACGATCCACAAGGACAACATCGTCGGTTCGCTGTTCCTGCTGAACGCGAAGCCCGAAACCAAGGTGCTGTTCGGCTCCGACGACGAGGTCTGGGAACGCGAGTTCCAGGAAGAAGTCGAGACCAAGTTCACGCTCGCCGCCGAGAGCCCGAACCACTGGTTCGACGCGCAGCGCACCAAGACCCTGACCGCCCTCGTCCGCCTGGCCGTGGGCGTCTACACGGCCGGCGGCGAGATCCTCGCCTCCGCCGAATGGATGCCGCGCGACGGCCGGCCGTTCCGTACCGCGATTCAGATGATCGACACGGACCGCCTGTCGACGCCGTGGGAACGTCAGTGGGACAAGGACATCCGCGGCGGCATCGAGCGCGATCGCTGGGGTGCCCCGATCGGCTATCACATCCGCAACGCCCACCCCGGGGACGTCTACTCTCCGACGCTGAACACCGATCGCCTGAAATGGACGCGTGTCCCGCCCCGCAATCGGTGGGGCCGGCAGATGATCCTGCACATCTATGAGCAGATGCGCCCGGACCAGACGCGGGGCATCAGCTCCATGGTCGCCGCGCTCATGGAAATGCAGATGACGAAGGGCCACCGGAAGGTGGAACTTCAGCGCGCCGTGGTCGCCGCGACCTACGCGGCCTCCATCGAGTCCGACCTACCGAGCGCCGAAGTCCTCACCATGATGGGCGGCGACGGCGGCGACGAGAACCTGGACAACGCGTCGAAGGCCCTGCTCGCCTACCTGAACAACATCGACCAGTATTCCGGCGGCTCGCAGAACCTCTATCACGACGGCGTCAAGGTTCCGGTCTTCATGCCCGGCACGCGCCTGAAGCTGCAGACGCCGGGCAACACCGGCCCGATGGGCGACAAGTTCGAGCAGTCCCTGCTGCGCCACATCGCGGCGGCGCTCGGCGTTTCCTACGAGCAGCTCTCCAAGGACTACAGCCAGACGAACTACTCGTCGGCCCGCGCCGCCATGGGCGAGACGTGGAAGTTCATGCAGTCGCGCAAGAAGATCGCCGCCGACACCACGGCGTCGTTCGTCTACCGCCTCTGGCTCGAGGAGGCCGTGAACTACGGCCAACTGGAATGCCTGAAGCGCCGCAACATCCCGAACTTCTACGACGGCCTGAACGCCGACGCCTACAGCGCGTGCGAGTGGATCGGCGCCGGCCAGGGCATGATCGACCCGCTCAAGGAAGGCGACGCCTACGCCCGCCTGCACGCCGGCGGCTTCACGACCCGCGAGCGCGTCATCGCGAAGATCCACGGCGGCGACTGGCGCAAGGAACTGAAGCAGATCGCCCGCGAGCGCGCCCTCGAGGCGGTCGTGGTCCCCGGCGGTTTCAAGGTCGAATCCAAGGCCGCCGCAACGGCCGATGACGCGCAGTCCGACGCCCGCACGCAGGAGACTGTCTGATGAACACCCTTCTCGCTCGCTTCCAGGATGAGCCCACGCTCGTCGCCGCCGAGCGTTCGGCGTGGTTCGAGTCGTGCATCCACGGTGCATCGGCCGAACTTTCGCGGGTCGAGGCGCAAGCGGCCGCCGCCAAGGAATCGCTCAACGGCGACGAGGACGGCTGGTGGGGTGAGCCTGGCTCGTTCAAGGCATACCTCCGACCCTACGTCATTCGCGACGGCGTGCTGCAGATCCCGGTCAAGGGCGTCCTGCTGCACGACTTCCCCTATGCGCTTGGCGGCTGGGCGACCGGCTACGACTACATCTGGCGTGCCTTCCAGCGCGGCATGGGCGATCAGAATGTGCGCGGCATCGCGCTCGTCGTCGACAGCCCGGGCGGCATGGTCGCCGGCTGTTTCGAGATGGCCGACAAGATGTTCGCCATGCGCGGCACGAAGCCGGTTCGCGGGTTCGCCAGCGAGGCCGCCTACTCCGCGGCCTATGCGACGATCAGCGTCGCCGATGAGATCGTGGTCACCCGCACCGGCGGTGTCGGTTCGATCGGCGTCGTCACCTCGCACGTCGATATGTCCGGCCGCATGGAGCAGCTCGGCGCGAAGGTGACCTTCATCTACGCCGGCGCGCACAAGGTCGACGGCAATCCCTACGAGGCGCTCCCGGCAGCGGTGAAGAAGCGCATCCAGGCGCGCATCGACGATCTCTATTCCGTTTTCGTGTCCTCCGTGGCGCGGAATCGCGGCCTCGACGAGCAGGCGGTTCGGGACACCGAAGCCCTGACGTTCGGCGCCGCTGACGCCCTGTCGAACGGGCTCGCCGACAAGATCGGCGCGCTTGACGACGCCCTGGCTGACTTCTCGGCCAGCCTCAACCCTGAAGAAAAGGATGAACAGATGGCCGACATCTCCCAGGCCGACCATGAAGCTGCCCTCACGGCGGCTCGAACTGAAGCCCGTGCCGAAGGCGTGAACGCCGGTCGCACCGAAGGCGCCACCGCCGAACGCACCCGCGTCACGGCGATCCTGGCGTCCGACGAGGGCAAGAAGCGTCCGAAGGCGGCTCTGTCCTGCGCCCTGCGCTCGGACATGGACGTCGACGCCGCCTCCGCGTTCCTCGCCGACCTGGCCGAGGAAACCGCGCCGGCCGCTGCGGCCGCGCCCGCCGAACCCACCCCGACCGCCGGCGCCCCCGCCGGAATGCTCGAGGCGGCCATGGACGGCACGAAGCAGCCCGGCATCCAAGCCGAGGGTGGAAACGCCGACGCCGACGCGCCGGACCCCATCGCTCTCGCTCGCAGCTTCGGCCTGGGCGGCGTCGCCCCGGCGGCCAAGTAAGGAAGGAACCTGAAACATGGCTAACGTCACCATCCCCTACGCCGACCCCGGTCGCGCGTCGTTCGAGGAAATGGACACCTACCTGCAGGGCTTCCTGCTGGCGGGCAACCATCCGCAACTGGCCCCGGCCTATGGCTTCCCGATGCCCGCGAGCACTTCGTTCGCTCAGTTCTCGGTGCTGGGCCTCGACGCCAACAACAAGCTCGCCATGGCCACCGAAGGCGGCGGCGAGGGCGTGCGCGCCACCGGCGCGATCACCTTCTCCGGCGTCGGCACGGCCGCCGACACGGTCACCATCGGCACGCGCACCTACACCCTGGTCGCGGCGCCGGATGCGGCCGACGAGATCCTGATCGGCGCTTCGGCCGCCGCGACGGCGAACAACCTGATGGCTGCCATCAACGGCGCCGCCGGTGAAGGCACCACCTACGGCACGGACACCGTTCCGCACCAGGAAGTGTCCGCCCGCCTGAACGCCTCGGCCGTCATCGGTCTCATCGCGCACGAGGTCGGCACCGCCGGCAACGCCATCGCGACGACCGAGTCGGGCACCGGTGCCTCGTTCGCCGCGGTCACCCTGACCGGCGGCCTGAACACCGGCGGCGTCAAGGCCCGCTTCGTGCTGGCCCACGCTGCCACGCTCGGTGCCTCGGGCGAGGCCAACGGCCAGTGCTTCTACCAGGGCAACTTCAACTCGGACGCCCTGGTCTGGCACGAGTCCTTCACCACGGACGCACAGAAGGCCGCGGCCTTCTTCGGCGCTCCGACCCCCACCAACATCATCGTCGCCGCGCGCGACTAAGGAAGGAATCGCACGATGGCGAACCCCTATGAACTGTGGGACACCCGGCGCTCGCTCGGCGTGTTCCGCGCCACCCGCCCGGCTCCGATCTACTGGACGCCGTGGTTCACCCAGCAGATCAACTCGACCGATGAATACATCGACTTCGAGAAGCTGCCGGTTCCGAGCCGCAAGCTGGCCGCGTTCGCGCTGCCGCTCGCCCGTGGTGCCTCGGCCTACGACGACAGCGTCCGGACGTTCCGCGTCAAGCCGGCCTACATCAAGATGGATGACGCGGTTGACCCGCTGAAGCCTCTCATCAAGCAGGCCGGCATCGACCAGTCCATGCTGGAAGAGTCGAACCTCAGCCCGATGCAACGTCTCGAGCTGCTGAAGGTCGCCATCGCGGCCGCCCACCGTCGCGCCATCGACCTGCGCTTCGACTGGCTGGCCGCTCGTGCGATCATCGACGGCAAGGTCACGCTGACCGGCAAGGACTACCCGACGACCCTGGTCGACTTCGGTCGCGCCGCCGGTCATACGGTCACCCTGACGGACGGCACGCGCATCGGCGACGCGGGCATCAAGGCGCTCGACGTCATCCAGACCCAACTGGACAAGATGGTCGACGCCGAGTTCGGCGGCGTGCCGACCCGCATCACCATGGGCGGCTCGGTCTGGTCGGTCCTGCGTGAGGATGCCTCGATCCTGGCGCACATGGACAACGACATCCGTGACCCGGCCCACACGATCGACCGGAGTCTCTCGTCCGGCAAGATCTTCAAGGTCGGCGAGCTGTCGGTCGGCGGTCGCTCCGGTCAGAAGATCGAACTGTGGGTCAACAACGAGACCTACATCGACCCGGTCTCGGGCGCCTCTGAGCGTTATCTGGGTGCCAAGGAGGTCGTGTTCACCGCGAGCCCCGAAGACGTCCAGGGCTTCCGGTGCTTCGGTCGGATCGTCGATCAGGACGCCCGGTACGAGGCGATCGACGTGTTCGCCAAGAACTACCCGGAGCAGGTCGGCGACGTCACTGTGCAGCGTATCTCGCACAAGTCGGCGCCGCTCATGGTCCCGGTCAACCCCGACGCCACCCTGAAGATCGTTCAGGCTGTCGACTAATCGAAGGAGGGGCGGTGCTTCGGTGCCGCCCCTGCCCTTCTGAACCGCGAAGGAAAAGCAAATGCTCGCCTATGCTCTGCACGAAATCCAACTGAAGCGCGGCGACGAGGTCGTCACGCAATCGCCCAAGGAAGTCTTCGAGTGCGCCTCGGAGAAGCAGTTCGATGAACTGAAGGCCCTCAGTGCCATCCGTGAGCCGACCCCTGCCGAACGCGCTCTGTTCGGCCTCGCGAAGGGCATCCGCCCGGAACCGGCTCCCGCTCCGGCCCCGAAGCCGGAAACCGCGACCGAACGCAAGAAGCGCGAAGCCCGTGAAAAGGCCCAGGCCGAAGCCGACGCCGCCGCTCAGGCTGCCGACGACGCTGCTGCGCTGGAAGCCGCTGCCGCCGCCGACGCTGCTGCGCTGGAAGCCGCCGGCAACGGTCAGACCATCGACTGATGAGCGGCTGGCGCGACACACTGCGCTCG